CTTGTGTTTTCTCCTTATCGTCTATATTCTACCAGCGTTGCTTAGGTGTTTCAACATTAAATAGAACGCCTATATAAGTAGAAAAGGAGATATAGAGAAAATGGGAGAAAAGAAAGAAATCAAGAAACCTATCAAAAAGGTTGCAGAGAAAAAAGAAGAACAAAAAAGACTATTAACACCATTAGAAAAGGATTGTAATTCTTTAATCAACAGTATGGCAAAAGCAGTTAAGCCAAATGTTAAGATGTATGCTATTGCAATCGAAGCAGATGGAAATATTGTAACAGGAAATGCAGGATTATCTATTGCAGACCAACAAGCAGTTATGGCTCAAATGCAGTTACAGTTAATAGAAGCAGTTGTAGTTAATGTTAATCAAAAGATGTTAGCAGCACAAGCACAGACGCTCACAGCCAACAGAGCACAGAGAAGAGCACAAGAAAAGATACAGAGAAAAATAATACAAGGTTAGGAGCACCTAACATATGCCAGACAAAGAAGTAAAAGACACAAAAAAACAATTAGACGAGTTACAAGCACAGGAATTACTATTATCAAGAATGTTATTGAAAGAAGATTTTAAAAGTGATTTCCCGCTTTTTGCTCGTTTAAATCTATATATCGTAAACAAAGAGAAAAAGAGAATACCTTTTGTAATGAACAATGTTCAAAGAAAGATACAAGATACAATAGACGAATTAAATCGTAAAGGGAAACCAGTACGAATTATAATACTTAAAGCAAGACAAGAAGGTGTTACTACATACTTTCAAGGAAGAATGATACATAGGTGTTCTCAAAAGGCTAACTCTAATGCTTTGATCGTAGCACACAAGAGTTCTGCCACTTCAACTATATTCACAAAATCAAAAGATATGAACGAACATTTGCCAGAAGATATAAAACCTTTGATGCGTGCATCTAATGCAAGTGAACTTGTTTACAATACTCCTGCCAATTACAAAGGCAAAGGAAAAGGACTTAATTCAAGGATATCTATACAGACAGCAGGAAATGAAGGGATAGGTCGTGGAGATACCTACAATATGGTACATCTATCAGAGTATGCCTTTTGGGAAGGTTCTGACGACAACTCACCAGCAAACCAGTTATCTGCTATTATGGAAGCAGTTCCTAACGCACCAGGTACAGAAGTTGTAATAGAGAGTACAGCAAAAGGAATGAACGATTTTAAAGAGATATGGGATGGAGCAGTTGCAGGAGAAAACAACTTTATTGCTTTATTTTTCCCTTGGTTCATACACGAAGAATATGTAACAGAATTTAAGAGCAAGGAAGCCAAAGAAAAGTTTATGTTATCTATGTCAGAGTACGAAGAATACTTGTTTAACGATTTGAGATTAAGTTTAGAGAGAATACATTGGTGGAGAATTAAACTCAAAGATAAAAACAACGATATAAACCTAATGAAACAAGAAAACCCTAGTACCCCAGAAGAAGCATTTATTATGTCAGGTACTCCAGTTTTCAACAATTCAAAAATTATAAGGCGTATTGCTATACTGACAAACGAATACAAGGAAAAACCTTACCTTGAAGGTTACTTTGATTTCAAGTGGAACAATTCAAAGACAAAAGACCTTATACTTGACGAGAGTATTCAATTCGTGGAAAGCAAGACAAAGAACTTTATAAGATTATACGAAAGACCTATGGAGGCAGTACCATATGTCATTGGGGGTGATACTAAAGGCGAAGGTATAGATGCGTATGCAGGAATTGTACTAGACAATAGGACACACAAAAGGGTATGTGTATTGCAAATGTATGTTAATCGTTCAAATCCTTATACATACCAAATGTATTGTCTAGGAAAGTATTATAATGATGCTTTAATCGGTATAGAAATCAATTTCAATACTGGACCTATTGACGAACTAGAAAGACTTGGCTACCCAAATCAATACCAAAGAATGTCTTACGATAGTTTCAAAAAAGGGTATCAAGATAAACTAGGCTGGAAAACAACAGGTACAACAAGGCCATTAATAATAGACAAAGAAATCAATACAGTAGAAGAAGATATAGCAGTATTTACAGATATAACTACACTAAGAGAAATGCTAACATTTATGTATAACTCTAACGGTAGACCTGACGCAATATCAGGAAAGCACGACGATATGCTAATGGCAGATATGATAGCAAACGAGATAAAGGCACAGCAGACTACTGGTCCAGTTGTAGACTTAGATGAAATAGATCTAAGCACCTTACCAAAGGACTATTCAGAAGATTTAGAAAATGCACAGAACAATGGAACTGAAAAGGAATTGTTATTATACTGGGATAGATTAGGCATACTAGACAGATTAAGGAGAAGTTAATAATGAAAAGCACAAAAGAAGTACAACTAAGATGTAGAAAATGTGGCAAATTACTTATGAAATTATATACAGATAGTGAAATAAGGCCATTTAAGAGTGAATTTGTTGCAAATATAGAAATAAAGTGTTATTATAAAAAATGTAAGACAATTAATGTCTTTCAAATCACAAAGAATTAATGCTTTAGAACAGATATAATCCGTCAATTACAAAAGTTAGTAAAGGTGGATTATGTTTAATTTAAAACAAACAAATCAGAATAAGAAATTTGAATACTTGATTGATGGTAAAACAAATACCATCAAACCAGCTGACGTTTTAAGTACATACAAGAAACGTTTTTCTTCTGCTTATGCAAATACCGATACAGAAATATATGATGCTTTTGAATTAGCCTATCGTGGCACAACTACTACAACTGCTAATGTTAATTCTAGGCAGAAAAAAGCGATTAAGAAAACAAATGTAAACAGAAACATTTCTTACGAGATGATTGAAAGTCAAATAAACACAACTGTTCCTGAACCCCAAGTCATTAGTAGAAAAGCTGGGTACGAAGAACACGCTAAAATGATTGAAGAAAAGATTAAATCTGATATTGATTATTTACTTGCAGATAGGATGTCTGATACCTTAGAAAGACACACATACACAAATGGAGTTGGTCTTGTTCTTGTAAACTGGAACACCAATAAAGGTGGACACAATGAACTTGGGGAAAAGGAATTTCTAAATATCCACCCAAAACAAATTGTAACTCAACCGTCAGTTTATGAATTTAAAGAAATGGACCAAACCTATTTCGTATTAAACACCACAAAAGAAAACATAAGAGAAAAGTATGGCATTGACGTGTCAGACGAATCTATCTCGTATAGAGAAACAAATCAAATAATAGGTGATACTGGTTATGATGTAAAAAGCAAATCAGAAGGTGATTTAGTAACAGCAATACTGTGTTATTACAAAGATAAAGATTATGACATAGGAAAAATAGTATGGGTAGGAGATACAATCGTAGAATTTGAACCTAAATATTTCTATCCTAGAGTTGCAGTATGCCAAGAGTGTGGTTATGAAATGGCACAAGGAACTGAGGTATGTACTGAATGTGGCTCTAAGAAAATCAAAACAGATATTTCTACTTACGAAACAATAGAAGAAGATTTATTACTTTCTCCTATTTCTCACAATGTTAAAAAGAAAGTAGTTGTAGATGACCCACAAGGCAAAAGAATTATTACTAATTTAGAAGAAAAGATAGTAGAGAGAATGGTTCCAAAAGGAACAAAAATAAAGAGATTTGCTTTAAAACAATTCCCTATTGTTAAGAGAATTAATATTCCCCTTGCATTTAGTTTTAGGGGTATATCAGATATAGAAGTTATTTCTAGTTTACAAGAAAGTCTTAAAAAGACACTTTCTAGAATTGAAGAAAAGATATTATTAGCACCAGTTATGATAGGTATGCCAAAGAAAATGTCAGACAAGTTATCTAGTGATATATACCAAGTGTTACAAGGTAGTCCAGCAGACTTATCACAAATTGTATTCCACGATTTAAAAGCAGATATTACACAAGACCTAGAATATGCACAAACACTTTATCAGTATGCAAAGTCTACTATCGGTGTTACAGATGCTTTTCAAGGCAAGTATGACCCTTCTGCTAGAACAGGTAAAGCAAAAGAAGTACAGGTTCAACAATCAGCAGGTAGGTTAGAATCTAAATATAAAAACAAATACATTTTTTACAGAGAACTATTTGAGATGATGTATTTCTTTGACCTTATGTTTACACAAGAAACAAGGTCATATATGACAAAAGATGCTATGGGGCAAATATCATACAAAGATTTTAATAAGTATGAGTTATTATGCAAAGATGATGCAGGAGAATGGTATTACAATACAGACTTTATATTTAAGGCTAGACAATCTAGTGAGATACCTTCTGATGATGTATCTGTTATGAATAAGACTTTAGAACTTGCACAAGCAGGATTTATAGATAAAGACCAACTATGGCAAATTCTTGACGAGTTAAACTTCCCAGTTGCTAGACAAATTTTAGACCAAACTCGTAGCCAAATGGATCAAAAAGTAGAATTGTTATTAGGTGCATTAAAAGGATTATCTCCTGAAATGTTACCACAGTTCTTACAAAGACCATTAGAAGAACAAATGGAGATGTTAAATCAAATCCTAGACCAACAGAAACCAAAGCAGTAATGCTTTTGTAATAAAATGAAAGGTGGCAAACTACTATGAAACTAACAAAGATTAAAAATGCTTCTATGTACAAAGTTAAAGCTCCTAACCAAGACAAAGCAGCTGAAACTAAAGGTACAGTAGAAAGAAATGGTGATTTAAGAGCTGCTAAAACTGGTGGCACAAAAGCCAAAGGTGCTCTATAAAAAGCACTATGTAATTGTAGAATATTACAGAGAAAAGAGAAAACTACCATTGTATGGTTAAAAAACTGAAAGGAAAATTGAATAATGAACACTAACGGAAACGAAACATTTGAACCTACCGAATTAGATACATTTCTAAACGGAGATAATGCAGGGCAAGAGGCAAAAATTGAATTAGGAATAGAACCTAAAGAAGAACCTAAAGATGTTGAGCCAAAGGAAGATGAAACTGCAAACGTGGAAACTCCTACCACGAAGGAAAAAGACGTAGATAAAGAAGTAGAAGAAGATGAAGGTACTAAAACCAAAAAAGAAGATACTGATGAACAGGCTAAAGGTTCTGACGAATTAAACTTAGAAGGTGATGTATCTGAAGGGCAATCTAAAGACAAAAATCATCCTGTAAATCAAGCATTTAGCCGTTTGAGGCACGAGAAGAAAGAGTTTGAGAAAGTTGCTACCGAATTAAAATCGGCACAAGAGTTACTGGACAACGAGTTTAAAGCACTTGCATTAAAGAACGGTTATAAAGATATAACCAATGCAGCAGAGTATTTAAGAGCAGTTAGGCAACAAGAAGGAGTTAAGTCTTTTAATCAGACTAACGACCCTAATGACCTAATAGATGTAATTAAACAAAATGTTTTAGACGAAGTTAAACCCTTTTTAACAAATGCTAATTCTGCTATTAAGGAAACAAGCCAAGCAAAAGTTGAAGTTGAATTGCAACAACAAGTTGATGGACTTAACGAAAAGTATGGCACAAACCTTAAGAAATATGATGACATTGTAAACCTACCTAATGCAGATAAAGTAATTGATTATTTAGAAAAAGATTTATCCCTTGATGACGCTTACTACCTTGCTAACAAAGACACTATTGTAGAAACTAAAGTTAATTCTGCAAAACAAAAAGCAATTAATGTAGCAAAAGGGTATGACCACGTTAAACAAGATGGAAAATCTAATGCAGTTAAAAAAGTCCAACTAACTCAATCGGAAATTGACAACAACCTATCTACTTGGCGACAATGGTTCCCTAAAGAATCAGATTCTAAATTGAAAGAAATGATATTGTCTGCCAAAAAGAATGGTGAATTATAAATAAAATTTATTGAAAGAGAGGATTTTAATATGTTAAAAGCGTATTCATACCAAAATACACACGCACATACTTTCGAGTATCTTCCTGGTACTAATGCAGAAGCTTTTGTAGTAGGAGAAGTTGTTACACTTTCTTCTGGTGCTTTAACTAAAGCTGCTGTTGATACTGAAGGAGTACAAGAGTATGTTATGTTACAAGCTGCAACAGGAGATGGCACAACAGAGCTTGCTTGTATCAGAATAGATGGAAATATAAACTTCATAGTTGAAGATGCTAATGTAGCTTCTGGAACTTATGTAGTAGGAAATGCTTATACACTTAATAGTGATGCAGATGGAATTACAAATACAACTACTAAAGGAGTATTCGTAGTTAAACAAAATATGACTAATGGCGACGTTGTTGGTTATTTTAGAACTGTTTACAACAGATAAGAAAGGAGTAAACAATGGTTATTTCAAAAAGTTCAGGACTTAATGATAGTATTTATGGCAAATCTTTTGCTCCTATCAAACAATACCTTACAGGTAGAGAAGAATTACAAACTAAGGCTTCTCAATTAGAAAATTTATTCTATATGGATAACACTACAAACTTCGCAGAAAAATATACAGGCGAAACTTCTCTAGGAGATTTTGAACCTGGTGATGAAGGTGGAAACTACCCAGAGCACGATTTCCAAGAAACATACGATAAAGTAATTTATCCTTTTGAATGGAAAAACAGTTTTTCTATCACTCAAACAATGATAGAAGATGCTAAAATGGGAAAAGTTAAACAAAAAGCAAATGCTTTTATGAGTTCTTATGCTCGTACTAAAGAAAAATTTGGAGCAGATATGTTCACAAATGGAGTTGCAACTTCTATGTCTTTCTCTGGTAAAACTTTCGATATTGCAACTGCTGATGCTAAAGCGTTATTTGCAACAGACCATCCTTCTAAAACTGGCGAATATGCAGGTCAATCAAATGTATATGATACAGAATGGTCATATGATGCTATGTCTAAACTAGAAGCGTTAGCAGCTAACTTTAGAAATGATAATGGCGAAAGATTAAATATTAATCTTGATACTATTGTTGTTCCTTATACAACTCTAGCAGATGCAGCTCAAAGACAAGAATTATTCGAAGCATTAAACGCTGACGGCAATCCTAACACAGCTGACAGAGCAGGAAACTATCACGCAGGTAGATGGAATGTTATTTCTTGGCCATTCTTAGGAACACCAGCAGGAATGACAGCAGGTAAATCTTGGTTCTTTATGATAGACAAAGATTATCTACAAGACTATGCAGCTATGGTTTGGTTAAACAGATTAGATCTAAATGTTAAATCTTATGTTAATGAAAACAATGACAACAACATTTGGAAAGGCAGAGGAAGATTTGGTGGTTCACCAGTAGATTGGAGATTTGTTATAGCAGGTATTCCAGGAGTAGGAAGTACATTATCTTAAGGAGGTAAATTATGAGTTTATTTAAAAAAACTAAAGTTTATGCCACATTAGGATTTGTAGGACAAGTATTCGGCACAGTTACAACTTATACTGATGATGGTGCAATCGCACTAACTGATAGTGTTGCTTTACTAGATGGAACCGACAATGCAGGTGCTATGACATTGGCAGATGGTACACCAGGACAAAGAATTGTAATTAAATGTACTGAAAGCACTAACAACCCAGTTGTTACACCAGCACACCTTGCAGATGGAACTACATTAACTTATGGAACAGCGTTGATGGCAACCGAATTGTTCTTTGACGGAACTAATTGGCAAATCATTTCAAACACAGCAACATTAGCTTAAAAGACTTATTGGGGAGATATTCTCTCCCCATTATTTTATGAAAGGAATTAATTAGGTGATTTAGATGTCAAGAACTGTACTAGAAGTAAAAGAAACCGTTTTACATAAAATGCGTGAATTCTCCAATGCAGGAGTTGAACAAACTGACCAAGATTATTTAATCTCTATTGTTCCTTTGATTAACTTATATCAAGAACAAATTGCTAGAGATACTAAAAAGATAGAAAAGATATTTGAGATTGCTCAAAATAACCCAGACAATATGTTAGGTACTTATGATTGGAATGAAGATTTAATTCATACTGACGAAGATGTTGAATATTCTGCTACTGGTGCTAAAGCATATTCATTTCAAGTTTCTGATTATGCAACTGTTTATATTGAAGAAAGCACAGACGAGGTTTCTTGGTCTACTTTATATACCATAACCAAAACTGCGACTTTATTAACTGTAACAGATGGTGTTACTCCAGTTACTACGGCCTTAGATGGTTCAGAAGGATATTTAACTGTCAAAGGCAAAACTAACCTATCGGTAGCCACAAACTACGTTAGAATTCGTTTCAGTGGCTCGTACAGGTATTTATACAGATGGGTTGCATTGTTTGAAGAAAACTTTTACAGTAATGATGAAGTTCCTTCATTTGAACCTTGGGTTCCTTATAACTTGCCTTCTAATATGTATGAAAAAAAGAATGTTAGATTTAAGTTTGCTTACGAGCAAGACCTTGACTTTAACGACTTTAGATATGAAATTTATAGTAACTCTTTAAAAAGAATTTATTTTAACTGGTATCTTAAAGGTGAATTTGTAATTGAATATTACTCTCACCCTGATAAAATACCTGAACCAGAATTTAGTGATTTAACTTCTTCTGATGCTTATTATCTTGATATTGCAGACGAAGGATTTGATATTCTAGTAGATTTAATTGCTTCTAACCTTTTAAAAGATGAAAACTCTTATATATCTGATGGTTTTAAAAATTCTGCTTATATTGGCCTTAATAATTTAATTGATAACGAAGATACTGGAAAAGGTTTCAAAAAAGTTATTAATGCTAACAACTGGTAAAAAGAAAGGAATACATAATGGGTTATTATCCTACTAATATGAAAACTGCAAAACCTCCTAAAGAAGCCATTTTAAATATGGACCATTATTTAGGTATGGATTTATCTATGGACCCTAGTCAGATTGATATGTATAAATCTCCTGATATAGAAAATATGGTTCCTAATAACTACACTGATATGGACAAGAGATTTGGGTATAAAGAAATGCACGATGTTATATATTCTACTTTAACTGGATTGCACGTTAATTGTATATTTTACAATAGAGAAATTGATGAAGATAAAATTTACTTTGTAGTTAAAACAAATTCTACTACTGGGTTATTATATTCTTATACTATTTCAACTGGAACATTAAGTTCTTCGTTAGGTTCATTATCAGGGCCAACAGAAAGATTTTTTAGTTTTAATTATGGTGATACCTCTTATATTTTAACTGGAACTGATACTTATAATATTTATCAATGGGATGGTACTACTTTAACGGTTATAACTGGTTATACTCCTATTATCACTATAGCTACTCCACCTACTGGTGGTGGTACTGCATACGAAGATATTAATTTAGTTGGGCCATATGCTAGACAATTGTTTTCAGGAGATGGAAGTTCAACTTTATATACTTTATTATATGATAATATAACTTCTGTTTCTTATGTAAAAGTTGATGGTGTAATTGTAAATTCTACCCAATATACTGTAAATCTAACAAATGGTACTATTGACTTTTCTACTGGTAGTGGAACTCCTTATGGTGCTCCAGGAAATGGAACAAGTAATGTTGATATAAATTATACTCCTTTATCTTTATCGGACCGTACTGTTAATTTGCAAATGATTTCTAAATGTACTGTTGCAGACGTTTACGGTGGTGCTAATGGTTTGAGAATATGGATTAGTGGTAATGAAGATTACTTAGGTAGAGATTGGCGTTCAGGCGTTCAAGACCCTACTTATTTCCCTGATACTCAATTTGATGATATAGGTAGTCCTAACTCGGCTATTACTGGTTATGCTTTATTGTATGATTATCAAATTATATTTAAAGAAGATTCTATACATAGAAGAAAATACTCATTTGACGATAGTGGAGATGCTATATTTACAGTTGAATGGCTTTCAAGAGAAACTGGATGTTGGTATCCTAATACAATTCAGATACTTAATGGATGGCCACACTTTATCAGTAGAGATGGTATGTATAGACTTGTTTCAGTAGATCCTAACAATGAAAGAAACATTGAACCTGTTTCTAATCAGATTAATCGAGATAATACTTATGTC